CCAATGATTGAGGTTGATTTACATCCCCGACTTCATATCCATCGGGCATTGTGCTAATAATGTCAATCATTAATTGTTCTAGATTGTCCAAAGCCGCTGCGTTGTTCATATAAGCAACAACACCGGTTACAGTCAAATTAATTTTAACTTTGGTTGTTGCGCCATTAATTAAAACGCTTTCCAAATACGGCGTTCCCGGGATTAAAACAATGCTTGGGCTAGTCATTGTCTCTGGAATGCCGTTATAGACATTGGCTGCAATTGTTGAAAGTGTTGTTTGCAATGGTGTTCTGATGTCAGCTTCAATTGTCATTGGCACATTGCCTCAACATCCAAAAATGGCCCGAGTAATCCAACGACTCTATTTGTAAGGCTACGGCCTAAAATAAATGGTTGCGGTTGGAATGTGTCTGACATAATTTGATTGCCGGGAGCTGTAATGCTCTGAAAAATCTCAACCGAAACAACCAAGATTGCGTTTTCAATCGGCGGTGTGCTTGCGTACAGCTGTGCAGCTGATGATCCGCTTAATGTAGCCAATGCGCTTGGAATAAATGGCAATGGGTAATCTCGGTCAGCCGCCGCTGTTGCAGCTGTAAAGGTAAATGGCTCAATACGATCATCGGTGACTGTGTAAGTGCCATTGTAGGTTCCGGCCCCGGTAACAATGACAGATTGCCCCGGCACAAAATAATTTGGCCGGATTGTTGTGAAATAAATGACGGAATTATCCACATTGGCAAATGTCACCGATGATTGGTATTGCGTAAGTAAAGGCAAAATTGTTTGCTCGGCTGAATCAATAAATGAATCAAGCTGTGCATCAGAATACAAAGAAACTGAGACACCAAGAATTGATCTAAGCTGTGAGGCTGTGACTATTGCTGGCATCTCAGTTCCTTTCGTGTCAGTAGCGTTCGGGAGCGACCGCTACCGATTTTGATTTTTTAGTTATCAGGTCTGGTTCCAGCATGCGCCAAATGGAATCTTTGGAGCAATTGCTGCATAGCCGTAGTAAAGAATGTCAATCGTTCCATCGCTCTGGATTGCTGTGCGCAATGTAAAGCGTGGTGACTCATACCATGTCCAAGCATCTGGATTAACAACGACCATTGAGAAATCTCCGGTTGATGTTGTTGGGCCAGCGTTGCCAATTGAGCGAGAAACAAAGAGGTTTAAACCCGGTGAAACTACACCGCGCAATGAATCGCCTCTCACATTACCGGCTGCATTTGATGGTTGCGCTGCGTTGTATAGCGGTGCGCCATTGTCGTTGTAGCCCATGATGTTTGTCCATTGTCCAGGAGAAACAACGATGTTGCGAGCAAAGCCAAGTGATGATGAATAAACAGCACCAGCAGCTTGAGATGTGTAAGCCAAGAAACCTGTTGATGAGTTTGCATTGACACCAGTTTGCTGACCTGCACCAGCAATTGTGCCAACGGCAAATTCATCAGTTACTTTAGCGTAGGCGAATTCAAGATTTTGAAGGAGCGCGGTGAGGTACTCAGGCCGTGATCTATCAATGAGCTCGACAGTAGATATGGCTCTACCTTTAAAGCTTTGAACAGGTACGCTCAAAAATGTTGCTGATAGTGATGATTCTGTAACAGCTGCATTTTCTGCAACATTTGCCACAGTTGGTACAGCAGTAACGCGAGGAATTTCAAATGTCATTCCTTCGCCAACAAGCGTTTCACGGCTTAGCGCATCAATCATTCCGCGATCAGCGTTAGCCAATGCATTAACAACCTGTGTGCTTTGTGGTGTTGGCACCATTCCGGGTGCTGTTCCTGTTGTGTTATCTGCTGCCTTTACATATTGGCGTGAATCCTCATCATGAAGGATTGTTGCCTTTAGATAGTGCTCAAGGTATGAAACCTTTGACACAATTGGTGATCGTGGAGCTGTGTAGTAAGCAGGTCGTGATGCCTGCACAGCCTCAGCTGGAGCCTCTACCGGTTCAGCGGCAGGAGCGGTGTTTTCGGTAGTGTTATCCACTTTGTCTCCTTCATTTAGGTTTGTTGTCTCTGTAACTGTTTCAGTTTCAGAATCTTCTGATGCTGCTACCTCTGAAACGCGTGCAGATCGCACGGCTGGTTCAGTAACGAGTGCCACGCCTTTTAGCTGGCCATTTAAAACTTTCATGGTGCCATCTTTTTGCATTTCATAATTATCAACAGCCAATTCAATGCTGAATCCATCGCGTAAGCCTTCCATTGCCTCTGTAAGCGCATCGGTGCCAGCTGTGGTGTTAGCAATCTTGAAAGTCGCTGTCATTTCCTTATCATTCACACTCATGGCAATGCTCTTTCCAATTCGGCGTGTGTTGTCATGCTCAAGGTTTAAAAAAACATCTTGAGGCACAATTGATCCACGAGCAAAAGTGACCTTGCCTGTGCTGGCATTTGCTTGCTCGTTAAATGCAACTATGCGACCGGTGATTGTTCTTGAATCAGAATCAGCTGCCGTGATTTCCATCGGTGTTGTTAGCTTCATGAGATCATATCCTCCATTTGTCTAATTTCATCGGTAGTGATTGCTCCGATGTCGAACAAAATCTTGTAAATCTCTGCACGCTCTTTTTCTGATCCGCGTAGGTACGCCTTCAAATCAAATTCAACGCGTTGTGTTGATGGCGTAAAATCTGGCATTGAGAGCCGGCTGGTCAAGCTGTTCATTAACGGGAGCAGCGAAAAATCCAAAAGAGTTTGGCGCGCCGTTTGGGCGTTTTGATAGGTCATGGATGATCCAGTCGGCGCGTCAATAAAGTAGGCCGGAATGCCAACTGCTCTGGCTAGTTCGGTTGCAATTATTTCCCGAGCTGCGTTTAGGCCAATTTGCTCTGGTGTAAAGCCAACAGTTTCCATTGTGATGTCCGCATTGAGGAATGCCGTTCCGCGATTTCTTCGCGCTGCCCCCCAAGCATCAAGCAATTTTGCAATGCGGTCAGCTGGCAATGCTGTGCCATTAGATTTTAAAACCATTGATGGCACCGGTTCGCGTGCATACATTGCAGCTGCTCGCTCAAGCTCTGCACCAGCGCGAATTGTGCGACCAGCTCTATTTAACAAACCTTCATCATTGCCATAAAACACAACAAGTGATCCAACACCAGTATCTGGCACTTGCATTCCATCGACTGTGTAATACTCAATTTGTGTGCCTTTATCGTTTAAAAAGACACCAACACGATTAGGAGCAACGCGCCACATTTCTCTTACTCTGAATGTGTCGGCAAAAAGCGACATTACTTGAAAATATGAAAATCCCGTAAATAATAAATCCTCGCACGCCCATACCCAACTAACAGCCCCCGGCACTCTACGATCCGGATCATCAATCACAATCGGTTGGTCAATAATTGTGCCGGTGGCCTTATCGCGCGTAATAAGCGGAATTGTTGCGATGGAATTACAAATCATGTTTCTAGCGCGAGCAATTGCTGGCACAGACATAGCTTCCTCGCGGGTTGCCAAATAATCAGCTCCACCAAATGGATAAAACGCATCTAGTGTTGGAGCTGGCCCAATTTGTGCAGCAACATCAGCACCGCGCGATGGCGCGACTGTTTCAATGGTGCGTTTGCGGTCAAATAATCCCATGCACCCATTTTCTCAAAATGTCAAGCATCAACCCACTAAAATGTCTATTTCGGTTTCTGGGCGTGTCGCGAAGTGCGTGCATAATGCGGCGGCCACCGCGGCGGCCACGGCCGTTCCGCTGGCACGCCTTCCAATAACCCACCCACCATCGCCTTTACGCAATCGCACAGCTGAAAGCATTTGTTCCGTCAGCGTTGATTGATTTCGATGTTTTAAGCGACCAGAATTGATTGCACCCAATAATTCATCACAGGCTTGCGGGTAAGCCGAATCCATGTCGTGGATTGGGATACCGGCTGGCACCATACGCGCCGCAATGGCCCCGGTCGTGCGCCGTGAGTAAAGCAAATACTCAATAGGATATTTTCTGCAATAAGCAGCTGCATCATTTGCAATTGCCCGATCATCTAGCTGTATGGTGTTTTCCCATGTGTGAAGCAGCTTTATCACAAAACTCTCTGATCCAAGCTTTTGCGCTCCCACGAGTGCTGCATTTCTTCTGTCGGGTGAAATATCAATTGCCATCCATGTCAGCTTGTCAATATCTAGGTCAATTGTTTCATCACCACAGGCTTGCCATTCTTTGGCTCCAATAACACTTGAGATTGTTTGAACCCAACGATTCAAAACCTCGGTTTGCACCACATCGGCAGGATCATTGAAAACGGCTCGGATATTGTCGGGGTGGATTGTTATGTTAAGGCCCGGATTTGCAAAAGCCGCGTTTTCTAAAGAGATTTCATCAGTCGGTGCCGACCATTCAAAATAACCTACATTATCGGGAGCACCACTAGCTGCCGCCAATCCGCGCTCTCGCAATTGGTTGAGCACAATACTGTGACTATCTCCGGCCGTGGAAAAGCAATTGACCTGTGGATTTTTGGCAGCCATCAATGTGTATCGCATTGCGGCAAATGTCTCCATGTCGTGCAGCTCTCGGATTTCATCCATGTGGATGCTTTCGGGTTTGCTCAATCCTCGAGCAGCCGATCCACCAGCTTTGATGATAAAACGCGATCCTTCTAGTGTTTCAATCTCCTCGGCTCCATGTTGCCACCTAATGCGCTTGACCCGCTTGGCCAAATCATCATGGCTCTCTACAATTTGCACGATTGCCCGAAATTGCTCAAGCGATGTCACCAGCCGGTGAGCTGTGGAGACTTGCAACGATTCTTGCCAATGAAATAAACCCATCAAGATTCTGGCCATCATGTAAGTGCTCTTACCATTTTGGCGTGCGACTGTAGCCACCGATATTGGGTGATGGTAGCGGCCATCGGGTTTTATCTTGAGAGAATGCTCAGCCAGAAACTTTTGCCATGGCATAAAACCGCCTTCAATGATCTGTGCAGCAAAATCAATCAGCTCAAAGCCGCGTGTAGGCAAATCATTGAGCGGTGAGTGAATTCTAGGCTCTGTGACCGGTTCAAAAACCGATTGCAGCCTATCTGAGACGATTTCAACCGGCATTGGTTCAACTATGACCTGACCATCACTATTCATGGCTTTGGCTGTCGTTTTCGGGTACAAAGAAGCCCCGGGTAAGCTTGGTTGTGGAAACCGGCTCAAAAAAATCGAACGGCATCTTCTTTCCTTTGGATGTGTTGCATCTTACGCATGCACAGACCAAATTGGACTCGTTATCGTCACCGCCCCGTGCAACCGGCAAAACATGATCCACAGTCGTGGCACCTTCAACCCCACAGTAGGCACAAATGCCTTGATCTCTGGCAATAATGCGCTTTCTGATTTGCTTCCATTTGGAGCTGTTACCAGCTCTTTGAGAATGATACGACACTAATGCCACCCATGCTTCTTCCAATGAGCTAATGCTCCATTGCATATCTTGCCTTGATACCTGTGATCTATGTATCGCAAAGTCCAGTCAATCATGCGATACCCATCAAGGTTGCGATACTTGGTATTACGCATTTGACCTAAGCCGAAGTGATTGCCATTTGGATTGATAGCTTCTACTCTCCAATTGCTTTCCTTGGTTATCAATATGTTAAAGCATTGAAACTCTTTGTAGTTAATAATCCTTGAATGTGCATAAAGCTTAAGAGAATCAATTGATGTCGTTTGTTTAACATCTTTTGTTGCATGTGCCGGTGTAATGCCAATTACACATAGCACGGCCAAAACCATCAAACATCGGCTGCGAGCTATCCGGCTAACCGGCTCGCTACCTCGTGTAGATGGTAATGATGATGTCAAGAACCCCGCGTAATCTTGAGCGAGTCCCACAGCTTTCACACACTTGTGGATAACACCTGTGGATAACTTTATCATTGGCTCAACTCAGCAATTCGAGCATCATCCACGATCTTTATGCCAAATGTGCCACATCCCATGCATTGAGCAAACCATTCATGCTCTGTTAATTCAGCACCTTTCTTTAATCCAAAGCGTTGCTTAGGCTTTCCGTAAAGCTTCTTGCATATTGCGCAAT